AGTCTGTCATCGTGTTTAACAGCACCTTTCTCTCTACACATCCTAGACATCTGATAGAACAGCATGTAGAGAAGGCGAAGTTCAGGAGCTTCATCTTTATTAGAGTTATAATCCCAATCAATAACGCTCCTATTACATATAAGACGATGTTGATTAAGAACAGGCTCCAATGCATCAATGATACGATCTTCTTTCCTAACGTTTGCACGGACTTCTTCTACATCTATAGCTTGTTTTGTCTGTTGGAGGTGCTTCTTGAATAGTTCGCATACTATTCCATCTCCGAAGTTGGTTTCGACGACGAGTTTGGTAACATTATATCGTTTACATCCTCTAAGAATATCCAGCAAGGTGCTGTCTGTGTATCCATCTCTGTAAGCACGCATTTCATGCAAGTAAAGGAACCCGTTCTTTTGGGATAAGAAAGCTGCTGCTGTTTCATCTGTTCCTCTTCCAGAGGGGTCAACTGAACAAATTGTTTCAGTGTATGGACCCCATTCTCCTTGTAACTGCATTGGAGAGTAAAAATAGTCTCCTGGTAGTCCCACTGTTGGGAGTTCTTTGATAACGTTTCTTGGGTCTGCGCACCATACGCAAGAGTCTGGACCTTCCATAGGGTTAACAGCAGTGACGACCAAATCAGCCATCTTAAGGGGGAATTTCTCTGCATCGGATAAGCTCGTATCGAGCATGAATTGAAGCATGAAGTTCGAGCGTCCCATCGAAGCTTCACGGTCTATTAAATCTTCCTCTCCAAATCTATCAGGGTCAGTACAGGCGCCGATGTCGGCACCCATATCTATATCTTCCTGTAGTTGAGGGGCTATGAGTCCTTCATACTGGGAAAGCTTCTTGGGGTATCGGGCTGGCCAAACAAATGGTCGATAGCTCCGCTCTGCCAACTTACGATAAACAGTAAAAGTAGTCTGAGGAGTCCCGAGATACATAATACGAGAATCGTTTTTCGGCGTAAGGATGGATTCAGCTTCTGTACAGAGTTGAAGTAACTTCTCACGCATCAACTCCGTCATGGAGTTTCCAGGAACTTCTATATCGTCCAAAATCATTAAATCTGCTCTGCTTCCTGTTAGCTGTCCAGTGATGCCCACCGACTTTACGCTTGGGGCTTGGTGAGGTGAACAGTTTACGTCGAAGCTGATGCGACTCCAGCGTGAATCGTCTGCTTTCGGTCGAAGATGATTTAGCCATGGGGTTTCAATGATTAGTTTTTGTAGGAAGATAGACATGTTATCCGCACGTTCTTTTGATGCGGATATAATCATTATTTTTTTCTCAGGATCTTTAAAGAGAGTCCAGAGGACGAAGGCTCCTGTGATCCAACTCTTTCCAACTCCACGGAAAGCTTGAATTTGAAGGCGTTTAGGTCCATTCTGAAGATAGTCTGCGATTGAGTATTGGGCACGAGTTGGGGAGGGTAAGTCAAGTTGTTCCCACAGAGCTTGTAGGAACAGCTTAAAGTCGTCTTGTAAGGCGGTTAGGACGTTAGTCATATAATATTGATATTAAAATGTTTGTGGAGTAAAACCAAATATATTTTCTAATAATGTCAAATCACCTTTAACTGGTTTTAAAGCTTGTGGTAATGTTAAAGCTTTATCTCTAAAACCACCTTTTACTGCAATTTCATTTACATTTGCTCTAAAGAATATTTGTTGTTCTTCTGGTAATAAATCAGTAAACAATTTCCCAGGATTTAATTCTTCAAATAATTCTACTACTTTTTTAACTCTTCTTTGTAATACATTTCCTAAGATTTTTTCCGCAGAATTAAGAGAGTTATATTGTAGCTTTGTAGCTTTATCTATATCCATATTTTTAACTTTACCACTTATAACAGCTTGTTGAGCTTCGTAAACTGGATTACCCGGTGTTTTCTCAGCTAATTCTGTTAAAGCATGAACATTTGAATGATCATTACTATAGATATCAAGTTTACTAGGTATTCTTATTGCTTTTCTATTATATTTATTTTTAATGCCTAATTTTTCAGATACTATTTCAAAACGGTTTTCCCACTCATCCCAATCTTTAGGTTTCCATTCTTCGATAACACCAAGCTTAGGATTTCTCCTATCAAAAGGAATATTAGGATCTCTAATTTTTATTGTTGGAAATTTATCTCCTTTCAATTGAGTCGATGTTTCAATAGAACTTTGAGGAAATACTTCTCCCTTTGTCTTAGGAAACTCTTTGCGCAGTGAGCGGAAAGCATCCATATCACCTTTAGTTGCATCTGATATATCTCCAATACCTTTTTCCATCCAACTTCCTTGGAACATATCATCAATAGTTTGTCTATTTAATGTTCCTTCAAATTGATCAAATACCGCATCGACTTTAAAATTTCTACTTCCAGTAGTAAGTGTTTCTAAAACATCTGCAGTATTTTGGGCAAAATTACCAAGTTCAACACCCATTTTACGCAATTGCATTACAATAGGAGATTCTAATAATTGTCCTGTTTTAGCAGCGTTTTTAATAGTTTGGAAAGAGCCATGAGCTGTAGGTATACGTTTAAATTTTTCTAAAAATCCTACATGATGAATATTTGTAATAGCTGAAGTTATTGGGCCACCCCAATTTTTAGATATATATTTACTAAATTGTTTATAGTCACCCGGACCAAAACCACTTGTTAAGAAAGCTGCAGAAGCTCTCCGCATCTCATCTCCTGTTTTAGTTACATCTGTTATAATTTTGTTCCATTTATTAATCTTTCTTAAAGGATATGATTTTTTAGCTACAGTGTAAGCTTGTTCAGATATAGTATTTTTAAGAAACATAGCTTCACCTAAATCTTGCGATAAGAAATCTGCCAAGGGTTTAGTAGGGCCAGGTTTCAACTGTTCTACTTTATAAGCAAACTGAGCACCTTTACTAACATCAGATACTTTATCAACTACTGTAGCAACCTTTTTTGCTTTACCAAAACTTTTAGCAGCCTTCAATGCTGTAGGAGTAAAAGGAATTAAAAAATCAGCTACATCAAAATAACCTCTATAAATACCTGTAACAGCTGAGACACCTTCTATTGCTTTATCATAGACTTTTGTAACCCCAATCAAAGGATCTAATGGTCCTAAACCTAATACATTAGATTTACGAGCCTCTCTATTCATTTCAGCAAAGCCACCAATGAGTTCACCGCCAGCTCTGCCTACTTCAGATACAGTTTCTCTGAATGGTTCAGGTAAGTTTTGATAAGTATCTGATAAACGTTGTACCCCTTTTTGAAAAGTTTCTTTACCAATATCTTGTGGATACTCTTCATCTCGTTCCTTACCTGGTAATGGACCTCCGATATAACTCATTACTTCTTCCCTTTATTCTTAGTTTCTACTGCTCTATTCTTTGATCTCTTTTCCCAGCCACCTTTTTGTCCATTTACAGACTTACCTTTTGAACTATGGCCAGCTTCAGTACCTGCAGGTTTTTTGACACCAGCTTTTTTCAAACCGTTTCGTAAGTTATCAGCATTCTTTCTGATTGTCTTAGCTTTTTTAGTTTGCATGGCAGCTTTAGCACTAGATTTCTTAGCACCATTTGCGTACCTACCTTCTTTGGCCATATAGCCTCCTATTGACTAGTTCAGGATCTACTTTGGGCATGATTCTATTTAACTTATCTAATGGATTCCCATCGTAAGCAACTCCACTTACATCATTTATTTTAAGCCAATCGCAGGCTGCTTTTAAGTCCTGAGTAGTGGCCTCACCACTCTTAACCCGTTTAAGGAATTCAGAAGTGACGAGGTTATGTAACTCATTGAACTGTTGTTCTGTGGCTTTAGCCATTATGTTCTTCTAGTTTTTTTCTTAGCTGTTGTTTTCTTCTGGGCTAGAGGTGTTCCAGAACGTGTTTTCTTCTTCCCTTTTTCCTGGTTTATTATATCGATAAACTTTTGACGACCTGTTGGACTTAGGCTATCCCAACGTGCTTCGAGATTTTCTTGTAATTGCTTTACGTTCATGATTTAGGAGAATAGTTTTTCTTTTACAATTTTGAGTGCTTGATCGTCTAACTTATTATCAGTTCTAGCGACATAAGCTTCTAATAGGTCTACTACTAGCTTCTTCACTGAATCTGACTTCAAGAAGGCGAATAGGATGGGCTTGATTAATAAGATCATTTGTTTAGGGGGCATTTATTGGGTTTATGCCAAGGTTTGTACCAAGGCTTTGGTGGTTCTTTACATTCAAGAACCTTTTTTTCTGCTTTCTTATAAGCAGCTATAGGTATAACATCACTACACATATGATAAACACGAGAACCGGGAAGTAGCATAAAACCTTTTTGTTGCAGTTTAGCGCAATTATCGATTCTAACTAATTCATAGTTTAACTTCATCTTCTCATGTTGCTGCTTTGCTATAGATCTACATCGTTCTAATCCTTTCTGATCTAGAGGAATCATAAAGTTAACTTGGAATCCCCAGTTTTCTGCTACTGTGTAGCTCTGTTGATCCATTGCATCATCAAAGGGTGTTGTATGATTCCCCATATAGAAAGGAGAGAAGGTCATGGTACTACCATTACAACTTATGTTTGGACCATAGTGTTGTCTAGATGGAGCACCATTATTTTGGAATTGCACGGCTTGGTTGGTCACATTGCCCGTTGCAGCCGCTACTGGGTTTGAAGTGTTGTTTGTCTCACCTTCTTCAGCATATGCAGGAGTGCATCCTACTGTGAGAAGACTGATAAGGAGACTGTAGTAGAGGTAGTGTCGATTTCTCTTTCTATCTCTGTTACGGATAATACTTGGCTGGCTGCTCTTGTCACTACTTCTAATGAGAAGGGATCGCCAACTGTATGTATCGTGAAGACGGAATCTGAGTCTAGTATTCCTCCAGAACTTGTTGAAGTATGAGTGATATTGATTCCATCCCATGAATTTAAAGCTGATCCATAAGTTGTGGTGGTTATCTCCTCCACGATCTCTTGAGTCGTTGTTGTTGTTGAGTTCATGGACCCCTGAGTGAATTGTGGGGTCACGAGCTCGGCTCTTGCTACCGTGGGTGATGCCAGTAGGAAGAGTAAAATCCATTTTTTCATTCTTCCTTTTTCTTTAACATAGGACAATTAACAGGTGCTGCTTTACCTTTAGAGTTAGCTGTGTTCAAGCCAAAACTGGCCAGTGCTCCTGTAAATATACTAGCAACGAACGTGATATCAGAACTACCAGATTTCTTAATAATATTCCCAGGTAGCTCAACGTAATTGAGGGTTATTATAAAACCAGCCCAAACAACAACGCCAAGTCTGACGAATGTAGAAAGGAGGGCTATTTGTTCTTCTTCAAATTCTCCTCTTGTTCCTTTGATTCGGTCAATAAGTCCTTTTTTTTCTTCCGGTTTTCCTTCCATTTATTGACTTTAGTTTGTAGTTGTTTTTGAACTTTCTTTTTAATTGGTTCAAATAAGGTTTGAGTAACAGAGGTAGTTGCCACTGCCACTACAGCTGTTGTTACAGCCGTTATTACTACCGCTGTTTCCGGTATTGGCATTTTAATATCAATAACCGGAATCTTTAGAGTAGGTGGTTCTGGTTGTTCTGTAGTTTCTTCTGGTTCTACCTCTTCAGGGGGCTCCAAATCAGCTGGAGGTACTACGATGGGTTGGAAGGCAGGAACGTCCGCTGTAGGCTGTCTGAGGTACAGCTGAGGAATATCTAGAGCCTTGGGTAGGGTTACTCTAGGTATTTCCATTAGCTCTTAGGATATTTATCCTTTGTTTTTTTGATAGTAGCTTTCCATGCATCTATACCATTATGATAAATATCATCTAGCTGCTCTACCAACCTAGGGTATTCGGCTGCTCTATCTCTTTGATACTTTTTATCCGCATATTCTGTTTCTAATTTAGTCTTTTCAGCAGCAATCTCTGAATCAGTTGGTTTGGTTTGGGTTTTATCATGCCAATCCAAGACATCGTCATTAAGTGCAAATTGTGCTTTTGGACGTAAAGAAATAATAGCGTCAAAATTAGTTATGCTCATGCTGCTACCTCTATTACTGTTAATGATGAAGAAGTACCACTATTACCGTTTATCATCAATTGACTACCTCTACCTAATTTATAATATATTTTATAAGTTCTTTCGCTTGTACTGCCAGCACCCTCTGTCCATACATTAGTATAGCTGGCATCAAGTTCTGTGTTTGATACACTTCCTCCACTTGCTTGGCTTGCGACAGTTCCTTCCCATAACCTACTAGAATTATCATTACTAGTTAAAGCTACATAAGTAATAGGATCATCAGTGCCTTTTGCTCTAACATGTCCTAAAGCAGTAACAATAAATAAAGTACTATCTGATGCTGTAGGTGTAAATGTTCTATCTAGTGGGGACCAATTAGTAAAACTTGAATCAGTTGCAGTTAAGCTTGCTGTTGATTGAACGGTTTGAACCTGAAGGATCTTACCACCAGCTGCTGCAGCTTCCCAACCGGCATCACCATTGGAATCCATAGTAAGAACATAGTTATCACTACCAGCTGCTAATGCTGAAGGATTACCAGAGGAGTCTCCTACTATAAGTTTACCTCTAGCAAGAGCATCCATCTTAGCAAGAGTAACAGCATCATCTGCAATTTCATCAGTATCTACAGCATTATTTGCTAGGTGTTCATTGTCTATACTTGCAGCTGCATAATGCTCACTATCTATAGCATCATCAGCAATATGTGCATTATCTATAGATCCATCATTATAATGTTCTGAATCTATAGAGTTATCTGCCAATTTTGTTTCATCAATTAGATCAGCTGTTAAGGCATCAGCTTTAATTTTTGTTAGTGCATTTGCCATTAATCAGTTTCCTCCGTAATTCCTATTGCCTTTTTCTGTTCCAGTGTATTTAGCCTTAGCCAATTCGCTGGATATTTAATTCCTCTTGACGTAAAAGGTAAGTCGAGTTTGAGAACAACTCCATCTAGTTTAAATTTAGTTGTCATCGTGCGTTAGCATATTTGAAAGGTCGTTCAGCAAAAGCTAAGTATATAAAAGTCT